CGGCAACAAGAACATCACCATGCACGGCATGACCCGTGGTGGTGAGTGGGCCGATGTCATCCGCTTCCGTGACTGGCTGAAGAACGATATGCAGTTGGCCGTGGTCAACCTGTTCGTCACCAGACCCAAGGTGCCTTACACCGACTCTGGTATCGCTCTGGTCCAGAACCAGATGATCGCATCCCTGAAGCGTGGTCAGAACGCCGGCGGCATCGCAGAGGATGAGTTCGACGAGGACGGCAACACCATCCCTGGCTTCGTCACCTCTGTACCCCTGTCTTCCAGCATCACTGCTTCTGAGAAGGCTTCCCGCAAGCTCCGCAACTGCAAGTTCAAGGCCAGACTGGCCGGTGCGATCCATTTCGCCGAGCTCAAGGGCAGCCTGACCTACGAACTGTAAGAAAGGAGGAATTGAGCAATGGGACAGATCAAGACTTATAACCCGAAGGAAATCACCATCGCCCTGGGCAACCACATTGTCACCGGCTACGCCGAGGACAGCTTCGTGACCATCGACCCCAACGGCGACGGCGTCACCAAGAAGATCGGCTGTGACGGCGAGATCGCTCGTAGCATCAGCCCTGACGATACCTACATCGTCAAGCTCAGTGTGTTGCAGACTTCCGACACCAATTCCTTCCTCCAGCAGAAGCTGGACCTTGACAGAAAGACTGGCGAAGGTATGTTCCCGGTCCTGATTAAGGATCTGAAGGGCGGCATGGTGTTCAGCACCGAAGCGGCATGGGCTATCCGTGCCGCATCCCGTGGCTACGGCAAGGAAGCCGGCAACCGTGAGTGGGAGCTCCACACCGGTTCTGGCATCCTGACCGAGTAATCGTATATCCGACCGAACAGGGAGGGGCTGTACCGAAAGGTATGGCCCCTCATCCATTGAGCGCCGCAATCTGGGGGATTGGCGGCCATGAAATAGGAGGTTATCTGAAATGAAACGAATGGAAGTTACCGAGAAGCAGATCGGCGAGAACACTTTCTATCTGAGACCGTTCCCGGCCTTCACCGCCGCCAATATCAGCGGCGAGCTGGCTGCCCTCATCACGCCCATGATTTCCGGTCTGGCCCCGATCTTCGGCGGCAAGAGCATGGATCAGGTCATGGACATGGAAATGGAGGACGCACTGCCCGCTCTCTCCGATGCTTTCTCTGCGCTCTCTGGCGACAAGGTCGAGCGCCTGATGAAGAAGCTCCTGATCGACCACAAGAATATCTCGGTGGATAACCCTGAGACTGGCAAAACCGAAGTTCTGAACCTCGACCTCGCCAACGAAGTCTTCTGCGGCGATGTGCAGGATATGTTCCTGCTCTGCTTCGAGGTCATCAAGATTAACTTCAGCGGTTTTTTCAAGAAGCTCGGAGCCCAATTTGGAGATCTGCGAGGTCTTCTGAAGAAGGAAGCTCCGAGTACCGAAAGTACGGAGAATTAGATCTCAGTCAGTTCTCCGAACTCGAAATGAGAATGTACATTCTCATCAAATCTCGCCTCGCCTCGAAAGCGGAACTTGAAAACGACTATACGCTTGACGAAGCCTTGAAACTGTACGCCCTCTACATGATGGACACCGACATCGAGAGAGGAAAGACGGAAGATCTGAAGCGTCAGGCTAAGAAATAAGCGGAAGTGAGGTGATGGGATGGCGACGATTTCGGAGTTTATCAACAAGGTAGGCTTTAAGGTCAAGAACGAAGATGTCAAGAAGGTCAATGACTCGATAGCTGACATCAAGGATACCGCCACAAAGCTGCTCGGCGCCATTGGCATCGGCTTCAGCTTGGCCTCGCTCAACGGTCTCGTTGAGGAGTTTACCAGAGTTAAGGACCAGATCCGCAGCTCCACCAGTGAGCTGGGCGATCAGGCAGAAATCCAGCAGAAGATCCTGGACGCAGCCACCGCCACCCGGTCTGAATACTCGGAGACCGCAAAGATGGTCTCGAACCTCGTCAAAGAGAACTCCAACCTGTTTGGAAGCGTTGACGAGGCGATTAAGTTCAACAATGCCGCTACGATGCTGTTCAAATCAGCAGGTAAGACGAACGAGGATATTGCCGGCCTCATGGAGGCCATCAACAAATCGTTTGCCAAGGGATATGTTGACAGCGAAACCCTGAGCCAGCTCCTTGAGCGATCCCCGGAAGCGGTCGAATTGCTGAATAAGCAGTTGGGCACGACCTCCGACCAGCTCGAACAGTTGGCAACCGACGGTAAGTTTACCGTCGAGGATCTGAAGGCGGCCTTCGTCGATAATGCCGACGCCATTGCAGCGAGCTTCGGCAATGTCAAGATGACCGTCACTGACGCACTGACCGTGATCCGCAACAAATGGGGCCTCTGGCTTGCCGACACCAATGAGATGCTCGGCATCACGAACACCATCGCCAATGTGATGGTCCGGGGCTTCGATATGGTATTGCGTGTCCTGACCAGAGTGAGAAACGGCGTCATGTGGCTGAGCGAGAAGCTCGGTGGCACAGAGAAGTTGTTGAAACTGGTTGCGGTCGCTGCCGGGTCGATATTCCTTGCTATGAATGGAGCCAAGATACTCGGCTTCCTGAAAGGTATGGGTGGTCTGCTCGGTGGCATCAAACTGAAAACGGTAGCAATCGCCGCCGCTTTCATACTGCTGTTCCTGCTGATTGAAGACTTCGTCAACTTCATGCAGGGCAACGACTCTCTGTTCGGAACCATGCTTGAGAAGGCAGGTATCGACACGGAGAAATTCAGAGAAACCGTACAGGGTCTCTGGAAACAGGTGAAGGGTATCATACCCATCATCAAGGAGTTTGCGAAAGGCATCGGGCGGCAGCTACTGGATGCTATCAAACAGGTCATGCCGCTTCTTGGCGAGATCGGGCGGGTCATCATCCCGTTCATCGTGAGCGCCCTACAACGGCTGATCCCGTTCCTGATACAGATAGTTCAGGCAGTTCTCCCGGTCATTTCCCGGCTCCTGCAACAGATTATCCCGTTCCTCGTCCAAATCATCGAAGCAATCCTACCGGTCATCGTGTCGCTTCTGGAGGCAATCCTGCCTCTGGTGATGCAGATAATCGAAACCGTCCTGCCGATCATTATTGAGCTCATCAACGCACTGTTGCCGCTCATCGTCCAGATCGTCGAGACGATTTTGCCCATCATCCTCGAACTGATCCAGGCTATCGTTCCGATCCTGTTGCAGATCATCGAGGCGATACTGCCGGTGGTGCTGGAGCTGATCTCGGCAATCCTGCCTATCCTCCAGCCGATCTTCGAGATTATAGCGAACCTCGTATCTGCGGTGCTCCCGCTCGTGGTTGAGCTCCTGTCGGCGATCCTGCCTATTCTGGAGCCCATCCTCGCCATCCTCGGCCCGATTGCTGACATCCTGGGCGTTATCATCAACGCCATCGCAAAGGTGGTTGGCTGGGTAGCCGATGGTCTGGGATGGATCGTAGACCTCATCTTTGGCGGAGGCGCAGATACCTCCGCAGCAAGCGCAGTCAACGGATACGCAGACGGCACGGAATACTCCGATGATACCTTTGTCGCCGGCGAGGAGGGCCCCGAGCTCATCACCGGCCAGCGTGGCAAGAAGGTGTTCACGGCAGTCCAGACCGGCAGCATCTTCAACGGCATCAAGAACATCGTCGGCGGCATCGCCGCTGCCAAGGGCAACTTCGGCGAGATGATAAACACTGCTGTTGAGGGTATGTCCGCCATGTCCCGTGCCAAGACTGTCAGCCCTGCGACTGCGGCCACTGTTTCTGGTGATACGGTCAGCAAGAGCGTGATCCAGAATGTAGAAATCAACAATGAGTTCAACGGCGATAAGGCCATTCAGCAGAAGGCCGCCACCGCCATGGACAAATCGGCCACCGATGTTACTGCTGAGCTCGCCCGTGGCCTCGCTTATGCAAGGTAGGTGAACTGAATGGGAAAAGCAAAGCAACCGGTATCCATCAACGGCCTGGAGTTTGACGCTCTCATCAGCGAAGACCGTGGATTTGAAGCCACCGTCCCTGAGTATGCCGTTGAGAGCGGCTTCTCCGTCAGCGACGCCATCATCATAGGTGCTGAAACGCTGAGCATGACCCTGTTTGTCACGAACACCCCCGTCACTTGGTATCGCCGTCACGGAGCAGACCAAGGCAGGATAGACCGGGTTTGCAAACAGCTTGAGGAGATGTTCTACAACGCCGAGCCCGTCACCATCGTCACCTCGGACCGCACATACACCAGTATGGCAATCGAGAGTCTGACGATCAGCAAGTCCGTGGATGTGGGCTACGCCAGAGAGATCCCGATTTCCTTCAGGAAAATCCGCATCACTCAGGCCGCCACGACCACGATCCCTGATAGCTACGGCAAGAGTGGCACCACCGGAGCACAGGCAGGCACAGCCAACACCTCCACTGGAAACAGTGGAACGGGAAGCGGCAACGGATCTGGCAATGGAAACGGCTCCAACAGCTCCGACGAGAGCAAGTCTTCGATCCTGTACGGAGCGGCCAGCAGCATGGGCCTCATCTGATGAAAGGAGGCCGCTATGGAGTATATCATCATCGAAGTACCGGACATGAACGACAGCGTCTCCCGTGTCGTCCTTGCAGGAACGGCGTATTTGATCCGCTTCACCTACAACGACACCTGCGACTACTGGAAGTTCAGTCTGTACAACGCTCAGAACGAGCCTATCGTCCTGGGCATCAAGATCGTCCCCCGGTTCCCTCTGAATGTGTTCTACGGCGTGACCAAACTGCCTGACGGCGTCTTCGGCGTCATGACCAAACTGGACCGCATTGGAAGGAAAGATTTCCTCAACGGCAATGCTCAGTTCGTGTTTTGCCCTGTTGAGATCGAGAAATAGCATCACGCCGCTTGCCGGCACTTGAAAATGTCTCGTCCTTGGATGTCCTGCGGAATGTCCGCAGGACAGTCCAACGGACACTCCAACAAAATAGGGAGGATGCACCGCTGAGTGTACCTCATCCAAAACCGGTTGCACCGGGTCAAATGGTAGATTGAACCTGTCTGTCTGAAAAATAGGGCGGAAAAGAGGAGTTCCTGCAAAAGTTCCGAAAACCCTGTATTTTCAATGGTTTCCGGGCTTTCTTCCTGCTTGTCCTCTGGATTGTCCTGCGGACTGTCCAGCGGACATTCTGCGGATTTTCCACGCTTAACCGTAACCGTAACCTAAACCGTAACCGTAACCGTAATATAACCTAACCAGATATATATATTTGTGCGGTTCTGCGACCCGCACGACAGAGTTTTTAATTTTGAGTATTAAGCCGAAAGGGGATCGGCTTTCTGATATAGCCAACAGGAGGTATGAACATGGCAGGGTATAGAAACTTCGACCGTCAGTACCGTATTGCCTGCGGACCTGCTGGCGGCACTGGATTTGAAATTGGAGCGACTTCTCCTGGGCAGCCTGTCCCGCTCCATATCAGCTTCGCTTTTCAAAAGAGCGATCTGGAAACACAGAACACCGGCAAGGTGACGATTTGGAACCTGAACAAGGAACACCTCGCCGTCATCAACGAGAAGGACTGTGTCCTGTCACTGAAAGCGGGATACGGCACAGTGATGCCGCTGATCTTTGCCGGCATCATCAGCTTCGTCCAGACCACCGCAGACGGAGCCGACAGAAAGACCGAAAATGATGTGGTGGATAACCTCGTCGAGATCCGGGATACCTATGTGACCGT